TCCTTTCACGGTGTAGCCTGCATCACGTGCCATGCGGCACACATCGGCGTCATCGTCAAAGATGATGAGTTCGATACCGGGATTATGTGACGCAATGGCGCTGTAGATGTCGGCTTTGTATGCGACGGCTGGTCGGTTGTCGTCATTTGGACGCATCACCAAATCATCGTAGGCAAAGTCGATGTCATTCAGCCATGCTTCGGTAATGTCCCGTGCCGATTCTTTACGACCGGTGACGATGAACACGGCATCCTCGTCATCACGCATTGCCTCGATTTCGGCGATACGCTCGGGCGCTGGTTCTGCATTCTCATACATTGTCAGCCACTCGGCATCGGTCATTGGCCGTGCATCGCTCATCTGTGTAATCGTGCCGTCAATATCGACAATCAGAATCTTGGGCATTACAGACTCATCCCTTCCAGCGTGTTGCGCACAATTTGGTCAAGCTCTCCCCGATCGGCGACGATGCGAGCGGCTTGGACAGCAGTGAGCCAGCGCTTTTGATGTATCGGTGCCTGCTCATCGCCGATGACGTAGGGAGCGTAGCTAGCGGCGCTGTAGAGCACCGCTTCGTCACCGTCCAACGTGACTCGGTAGGACTGACTGAGGTTTTGGCTCCCTGCGAGTGAAGAGCCACGACCACGCACGTATGGCACGGTAATCTTGCCTTGCCCAATCATGGCCATTACGAAGCGGCGCTGTTTCTCCGACTTGTAGACCTGAGCACCTTTGGCGGGCGGTGGTGGTTTTTGTGTCTGGATTTCGCCTTCGACGCTCTTTGCATATGCCAGCGTGATGGTGCGCACCGCTTCACGGTAGGCGCCGAGGGATACGTTGGCAATCACGTCAATTTCCATGTTCATGATTTCACCAAGCGCAGCGCCGTGGAGCATCGGCAGTTCGGATGTCCAGGCGGGCCACCTGCGACGTCTGGTGTCCACTCGGGCTCTGGTTTGTTATGGAGTGGCTCGCAGATGGGGCACTTCTTGACCAATTCATCGAGCTCGGTAATCCATACCCGCTCGTAGTTCAAGCCACGCTCACGCAGGTATCCTTGGTAGATGACGTTGGCCTGTGTCTGTGCCCGCACGGTTTCTGTCCGTGCAATCATCAACGCTCGGGCAGGGTCAACGCTCGGGCGGATCATGTCGGCCACGTCCTGCGACGTCATGCCCGATGTCTGACGATATGCGTCAATAACTTTCTTGATGCGCTCCGCAGTGGTGGCGTCGATGAGCCTCGTCTCCATTGGCACATAGTCCACTAGCCAATCCACCACACGGTCTTGTGCGGCGTCGGTCGCTGGCACGCCGATGTCATTCCCAATGGTGTCAATCTGTGCTTGAGCCACACGGCTCAACTCCGCATTGAGCACCGGTGCGACAATGTCGGCCAGTGTCGGGTCGACGTTTTCATTGCGGAGAATCTTGCGCACCCATGCCTCGCCACGCTTGCGGAACTCATCCACCAGCTTGTCGTAGATGCGGCGCTCGTCGTCCGTCATATCGTCTACCGCCTTGACCTCGTCTACGACGTCGTGCGCCTCATGTACGGTCATTTGCGGGCTTAAGCGCATCATCACGGACTTGACTTCGTCTTGACTGATAGCGTCGCTCTCAAAGCCGCACACGGCGCTCTTGCCCGCTTTGATACGACGCTCAAGTTTTTTTGCAAGCAACTCCCAATGTTCCGCACGCTTGGCTGCCACTTCGTCCGGCGGTGTCACCACTTCGTCCGGCGGTGTGTCGGGGGGTGGTTCTGGCAGTGCAGGAGCGGCGGGGACAGCGCCAAGCGCCTCGTCGATGCCGTCGTAGCCGAGGATGGTCATCGCTCCACGCAGTGGGATTCCCGCTTGGACGAGTTGGAGCAGTGATCCGGCGCGGCTTGCCTCATCCACCTGCATCACGTCCATCATCTCGGGAGTGAATGTAAACTCCCAGCCAAGCGGTGCGAATACCTGGCTATTGAGCACCGCTTCGTACATGCTGAGGCGGGGAATCACGGTCTCACGCCAAAAACTCTGCCGGTCAGACTCTGCGGTAGCATAGTTGGCGGCGCTGGCCTCGAGCATGGTGCGGGGTACGCCGTACGCCATGCCGACGCTGGTGATGACTCGCTCGTACAGCTCGGGCATCTGCAGGGAGTTGATCGGCGGGGTTAACTGCTCAATCTTAATATCGGGTGCCCGCATGAAAATCATCTTAAACGCGTTGATAATCCCGCCGCCAATGGTCGAGCGCATTTCCGTGCGGAAGCGCTGGAACTCAGCCTCGTCCATGTGCTCGGGCAAGTTCATAATGGTCACCGGCTGTGCGCCGCCTTCGAAAAATGCCGAGGCAAAGCGGGATAGATAGTGCTCCAGCTTTGCGTTGGCCAGTGCAACGTGCGCCGGAGCGATGCCGGGCCCGATGTCGTCAAGATAGCTGGGCTCACGGAAGTACACCACGTCGGCGATACTCCATGGCCCATACGACTTGCCATTCACCGTCTGCACGAAGCTAGCGCCAAGGAGTGGATTCTCGAGCGTCGCTTTGTCGGTCATGAGTGCCACATTCATCGTGGTCGGGTTGAGTGGAACAAAGCCAGTGAGGCGCTTGCCTTTATAAATCTTGTACAGATAGGCGCCGCCGGTGAGGCACAATGCTCGCTCAATGTCCTTGATAAGTTGAGCGGGATTTTGCACGAATGGCCACTCGGCGTCTTCCCCTTGGTACGTCAGGCGGTACGGAACCGAGCTAAGTGCATCAGCACGGAGGTTCGTGGCACGGTACAGCAGTGGGGACACGCTGTAGGCATCCGCAGTGGTAGCGATGCGCCCGCCCCGACGCAACTGCTCGAACCATGCGGGTAACGAGTTATAGGTCATAGTATCTCCCACTGAATCTTCGGCTTACTCATCATCATCACCGCGCCCGATGCGGCGTCAACGTAGTCGTCATGTGGTGCAGTTGGGAATGCGACGACCTCGTCAATAAACGGCTTGACCCACGGCCCTGCCACCAGCTTCACCGTTCCCGCTTCGGCTCGTGCCGCCCACGGCATCGCACGACTCACCTTGTCCTTGTCTACCTTGATGCCACGGAATGTCACTCCGCTCAGCTCCGGCATGCGGCGCAATTCCTGTACCGCCGCTAAGCCTTGCAGTGCCTCTTCGATGCCGACCTGTGTGTCACTGCGCTCGGACAGCATGTGTGCACAGATAATCTTGCGAACATCGGGCCATTCCGCTTTGATATGCACTCCGCCGTCAATGTAGATGGATCCATCGTGCATCGCCGCTCGCACGCTGGCCGTGTAGTCGGCGCTTTGCTTGGTAGACGCCGCCAAGTCCCAGTATCTGAACCACTTGAGCCCCTCGGGTGCACGGGGTACGACGGTGAACCAATGCCGTTGAAACAGACTCCCCAGCGGGTCGATGAATTGCCCCTGCACTTCCTGTGCGTACATCTCGGACGTCATCGACTGGCGCAACGTCTCCACGAAGTGCGACGGGAGAAAAACATTGTCGGTCGTGGCGCTCTCCGTGATGCTGTAGTCAGCACCGCCCGTCGTCCACAACTCATACAGCCAATCTTTGCCCCGTGGCGTCGTCGTGGCGATGGCACCGCCCGGAGCATGGCGCAACGTGGCAATAGCGGTGGGCCAAATCTGTGCGTCCATCATCGCCGCCTCGTCGAGCCACAAGAACCCGACGTTGGCGCCACGCAACCGGTCGGGATTGTCGGCACTGCGGAAGATGATGCGCCGGTCACCGAGGAGCTTCAGCTCGAGGTCTGACTTATTCCACGATATGCCGACGCCCATCTTGCCGACTAGACTGAGCATGGTTTCCATGGCGCCGAGCCTAAGCATGGGATACGTCGGGGCGATGATGAGCGACGTCGTACCGGGTGGCTGGCGGAGCACCTCCACTGCACCGGCTCGCGTCTTGCCACTGCCACGACCACCGACGAAAAGTCGAAAGCGGTGCGCATCACTCCAGAACCTCCGCTGGGGCGGGGTCTGCGTAGAGTGCAGGACTCTCACTGGGGGCGCTGAGGTCGATGACGTAGTCAGTTGGTGTGGAGCTGGTCGTAACATTGTAGGACTCTCTGTAGCTGGGGTCTTCCCGCTTGAGCAAGAACATCACCATGGTCGGATTCTCGGGCGCCATGCTGTACGCAAGCGACTCGAGCCAGTCTTTGCGCTTGACCTTGCCCCGCTCCACCGCCCGTTGTACTTGCTCAGCGAAAGCGGGGTCACGGTCAATCATGCGCCACAGTTGCTTGCGGTCGAAGCCCAGCGCCTCACACGCTTTGTTGATGAAGCCGAGTTCCTCAATGGCGTCTAGCACTTCGGTGGCACGAATGGCCACCGCTCGACTGCGCAGCGCCATGGCTACACCAGCTTGCTGTCAGTGATGAAGCGCAAAGCGATGTTGACCACGCTCAGCGCCACGGCGATTTGCGGGGCGACGCTCTGCAGCTCTGGCCACTGCATCACGGCGCTCAGGATCATAGCGAGCAACGTCAGGACATTGACCCACAGGGTCTTGGATTCATACCAGCGCTTGGTCATATCAGCCTCCCATCAGGTATCGGATAATCATCGGAATCAACACGGTGGCCAGCGCAATGCCGCCCCATAGTCGGTTGACGTTCTTCTCGAGTTCGGCAACGCGCTCGTCCAGCTCCCGGAATTGCCGGTCGCCGTTTTCCAAGCGGCGCAACACTTGGTCAATCTTCTCCTCAAGCCGTGCCAGCTTGACGTCTACACTTTCGGTCATTGCTCCCTCGTCTGTGCTTGTGCGAAGTCCCTGCGGATAATGTCCATGTTGATAGCACGGCCCGGGCACGTCTTGGGGCTGCCCCACTCACGGTGCCCTTTGAGTGACTCACTGCCGACGGCGATGCCACGCCAATCTAAAAGCGCGAGCGTCGTGCCCTCCACGAGGTCGTGCAGTGGCATCGACCACGGCTCTTTGTCGTAGTCGCCCACCACCTCGATGCCCCAATGGCGGTTATTGGCTGGGTATCCAGCGTGGATGCCCCGCTCGTTCAGGGCGGTGAGTTGCCAGATACCGTCGTCGGCAGGGTCGGGCGAGCCGTAGGCGATAAACAGATGCGGCCCGCTGTCCCAGCCCTTCGCTGTGTAAAACTTGCGGAGTGACTCCATGCTCTTATAGCCACGCCAATCTTGGCGCCGTGGCTTCCACGTATGATGAAGCGTCACGCCAAGCGCCCACCATGCCACACTGGGATGGTGAGCACTGAGGTGCGCACGGAAGTCGGCCACGCTCTTCCACTGTCGAATGTCGCTCCGAAATGCGGTCATGCTAGGAGCCTAGCGGTGCAAAGCCGGGTACTGCGGTCAGCCAGATGCCACCGCCCTTGCGGATTTCCACTGCGTACAGCACACCGCCCACCACGGAAAGCGATGCATTGCTCCCCGTCGGTGCGGTGTAGACCAGCGTGGCGTCTGGTGTAGCGGCGTGGGCTTTGCGCCACCCGCGAAACGCCCACGCCGCACTGCCGGGCATCTTGCCGACCTGTGAGATATACAGTGCACCCGTAGCGTCCTGAACGACCTGCACTGCCCAGCCGCCGTACGTGCTGGGGATGCCATTCAATTTTTGTGTCATATATCACCTCCCTATCTTTATTGTCAGGGCGGTGTCAAGATTAGAGCCCCATCGGGTTTTGCGATGCCCAATACTGAATGCGTCGCTCGGCGATGTCTTTGTACTCCGGAGTGATGTCGATGCCGATGAAGTTTACCCCCTCCAGCATGGCGGCGCACCCCGTCGTACCACTGCCCATGAACGGGTCAAGCACGACGCCATCACGGGGCGTGACCATGCGGACGAGGTAGCGCATGAGGGCGATGGGTTTCACCGTTGTGTGAATATTCGCACGCTGTCCGTCGGGCGCATCCAACCCCGCCTCCCGCTCGGCTTTCGACGCCTTGGCCACGTAGAAGAATCGTGAGGCACCGCCGGAGTCGGAGTGTCCATATGTAGTTTTTGGTTTTTTACCTTTTAAGAATAAATCTTCAATTTTTGTATTGTGTCGATTATGATTGCTACTTCCACTCACCCCACTCTGCTCATCCAGCATCTGCGCCGCTTCCTCATCGAGGATGATGTTGGCGGGCCAGCGTCCGCTGATTGGTCTTGGTTCGCCTCCTTGTTTTGATGGTCCACCATCATACAATTTAGAACCACCACCGCCCCATCCAACGACTTCCGTCCCCACCCTGCACCCGTCAATGTTGAGCGCACCGACGCCCCACGCCGTCACATTGTCCGCCACCGTGCCGGACAGTGGCTTTCGTGCAAGCACGGCGGGCTCGTTGGCGGGCTTGAGCGCAGTGCCAAAGCCGTGCCACTGCTGGGCAGTGGGGAGGTGCGGGGCGGTGAGAGTGACTTGGTGATTTTCATTTTGTTGTAATGGCATTCCAATGCGTGCTTTCTTTGTGTTAATCATGGTGCGCACATCTTCAACCTCATACTCGCCGAACATGTCCTCACGTTTCTCAGTAATCACCTCACGCTGAAACCACGCCTCGCCTGGCTGTCCTTTGCGTCCGTTCAATGTCCATATCAGCGTGCGGATGTCGTCGGGCACGTCGTCGAGCGTCATGCCGAACAGTGCGAGCAGGGGCGGGATTTGGTCAAGCGTAGGGACGGCTGGTTGTTTACCATTTGGCGGTACGTCAGTCCAATGACGAGCTACAGTGTTAAACCCGAACGCCTTGTCAATGTCGCCGTTGCTCAGTCCTGCACGGTCACGCATTGCCCGAATCCATGCAGTGACTTGGTAGACCTGCTCACGGTCATCACGCTGTCGGTCTATTGCTTTATCAACGGCGAGCGACTTGGGGAACCCCGAGGCATACAGCCACATAATGCAGTCCCGTATCTCAAAGCCCGCATCCTCAATGGCGCAGGTCATGCGGTGATATGTCCGAGTGCCACCGAATGCAATCAAGTGCCCACCCGGCTTCAGCACTCGTAAGCACTCCGTCCACAGCGTTTGGTCATAGGCAATCCCCGTGCTATCCCACTTCTTCCCCATGAAGCCGAGCTCGTACGGCGGGTCGCACACGATGCTGTCCACGCTGTCGGACGGCATGAAGCGGAGTACCTCACGGTTATCACCAAGGTGGAGTTCGTAGTTCATTCCCCGCTCCTTGGCAACGTCACGCCCAGCTGTCCTTGGTACTTGCCCCGCCGATCGGCGTAGGTAATTGCGGGGCGCTCGCCCTGATAAAACAGACACTGTGCAATGCCTTCGTTGCCGTACACTTTGACGGGCACCGTGTTCGTGTTGCTCAGCTCAATCGTAACGTGGCCCTCCCAGCCGGGCTCGAGCGGAGTCACATTGACGATGATGCCACAGCGTGCGTAGGTGCTTTTCCCCAGCACAACGACCATGATGTCATCGGGGATGCGGAAGTACTCCACGCTTCGGCAGAGTACGAAGTCCCCAGGCTGCATGGTGATGGACTCAGCTGTCGCACGGTGCACCTGCGACTCTGTGACGTGCTTGGGGTCGAGCACTGTCGCATGCTGTGTGAACCATGTCCACTCGGTGGCCACCCGCATGTCATAGCCGAAGCTACTCACCCCGTGGCTGATACCGTGTGAGCTGTGCATCTGGCACGGCTCAATCATGCGGTGCGAGTAGCATCGCTCCAGAATCTGTCGGTCGTTTAGTAGCGCCATGTTGCCCTCCCTGTCTCGTCGATGTCCAGCCACTGCTCCCAGCACGGCTTGGACGCAGACCAATGTTGCCAGCCGTAGCCGTCATTCCATATCACCTCGAAAGCGGCGTACTGCACTGCTGGCGGTGCGTCCTCAATGCGTGGCCACGCCGTCAGCACATCGTCGCTGGTCATGCCGAGGCGCTGTGCGATGGGGCGCATCATCCACCGATCGGTGCTCGACCATATCCAGTAGTCGTTGATTTGCCACGCCCCGCCGTCCACGGTGCCGTCGACGTTGATGTTAATCGCGTCCCATTCCAAAGAGCCGAGCGTCACGGTGTCTCCGCTTTCGCACGTGGCCACGGCGGCGGCTTCCGGTGTGATGACGATGTGCTCAACGTGGCACATGCCGAGCGCACAGACAAGGCCAAGCAGGATGTCAATCACGGAGCACCTCCCACACCGTCTCAAAGTGCTCCACACAGATTGCCTCCACTGCTTCGGCATAGCGACGGATATGGCTTTGCGCATCGGAGGCGCTACGTAGGGCAACGAAGTGGGCCAACGCTTGGAGCGATGCTGTCCAATAGAAGCGGGTCTTCACACTGAGCGGGAGCACCATGCGGGCTTCCTCTCTGGCCACGCCCGACTCAATCATCAGGTTGTACGTCTGCACCGCCGTGCGCACGGATTCCTCGTAGGCGATGCGCATCACGTCGTTATTCTCGTGCACCTCGTCGCTCGCGCCTTGCTTTTTCTTGGGTGCCTGCCGGTGCCACTCACTCGGTGTGTAGACGTCGTCCATCACTACGTAGCGCATGGACACTTCGTTCCACGGGGAGTCTTTGAAGGTGTACTCCGCTCCGATGATGTGCTTGTACCACTGCCGTGCGACGAACTCCGGCGCTTCGACGCACAGCGTAATCACGCTGTGGCGGAACGGTGACATGTGGTGATGTGTCGCCAAGTACGTGGCCAGCCTTGCCCGCTCATCGTCCGTGCGGCGTTGGGTGTCGTTGGCCATACTGACTCGCGCCGTGGTGTCCACCTTGGTGAGCGGTGGCAGGATCATGGCATCAACCAGCTCGACATGTCCCATGTCGTCCACATCGACACGAAGTTGCTCAATTGTGTTGTGAGCGAGGCTCACAGAGTACGGGCGCAACTCACTCATCATCGCGCATCCTTACAATTCTTGGCTCGCCAATGGATATATCGCCGTATCGCCACATTGCATAGACCGCCGTATGAATCGCGGTTCTATCAGAAAATGTGACGAGGATTGTCCACCATACATCGCCTTTGCGGTCGGCGTCGATATAGTCTTCAATCATGTCCCGAATAAGTCCTGTAATTTCCTCAAGATTGCGGGTGGTGCAGTAGATGTCCTGATGAACCACGTCTATGTCGATTTCCCACTCGTCGTCGCTTGGGCAATAATCTTCAATTTCCCATGTAATCATGCGCTTGACTTTGGCGCCAGCTGTGTACTTTTCTTCAATCAACTTTTGTACTTGATTGAATGTCATGCGACTTGTGATAGTCTTCGTATGCCCAATGTCACTCATCATCGCCTCCCCAGTGCTTGCCCACGATGCCGCCCACGGTCGTCACGATGACGAACACGGCGCTGGCACAGCACACGACGATAAGCAATGCGGTCTCACTGTAGCTCAATGGTCTTCTCCATTTCATCGGCTATCTCCCTTAGCTCTTCGATGACATACGCCAGCACCTCGCTGGCACTCATCTCCCCGTAGATACGACCTCGTGCCACCACGTCGTCCGCCGCATCGTCTGGCATCGTCCGGCACAGTTCATACCTGCCGGACGGGGCCAGCCATAGGTAGTACTCCCAGCGCCCGATGGTGCGCCGCCAGCGGATACTCATCGCACCGCACCAATCAGCAGCCACGCCTCCTCCACGGTCTTGACTACGGCGATGGGGAAGCCGTTCCACTCGGCATGCACCGTCTTCTGTGCGGGCGTGAGTGATCCCTTGGCGCTCTTGACCTCGATGAGCCACGTATGGCCACGATACCCCACGAGGAGATCGGGGCACCCATCGCCGACCGCTGACAGGTCGATGACGGACGCCCCGACACGGCGGAGTGCCTCCACGATGACACGGTGATTTAAATCGACTTTGGCTGCGCGTCTCATCGCGCCCCCTTGTTCCGACTACGTCGGTCTCTGATGAGGTCATCGTAGCACAGCACTGCACCGCGCGTCAATCGGTGGGCGATGTCGTGCTTGTCATGCGCACGAAGCCATGCGATGACCTCGGCGCGGTTGTACACACGACTGCGAATGACGGACTGGGGAAATCCCTTGTTTGTCCCCCAATGGTTTTGCTCTCGTTTCGCAATGTACTTCCGCAGCTCTGTCGTAGTGACGAACTCCGTGAGCCATGCGGTCATCACGTCGGCGAGGTCGGGGTCGGCGATGGTTTCGGGCACGACGTGGCCCACGTAGTAGCACCACGCCCACACGTCGCGCTTGCGGTAGTACGTGGTCTCCGCACTAGCGCCCGCGCCCGTGCGGAGTGGCGACGGGAGAAGGCACCGCCCCTCCTCGTCACGCACGTAGATGTTCATGGCGGACAGTGCGGGCACATCAAGTGAGCGCAGGTACGCCGTCGTGTAGTGCTCTGACAGGACGCGGTCATACAGCAGGCGGTCGCGGTAATCCAACGCCGCCCGATTGGCGCGCAAGATGTGGCCAGCCTCAAGCCACTCGGTGACCGCTCCCTCATCAGTCACCAACCACTTTCCGATGAGCTCGCAGGGAAAGCGCTGTAGGCGCATCCATTCGCGCGATGCGTCCACATCGACGCCAAGGCGCAAGGCGATGTCCTGCGCAGTGATACGATTGTCAATTTGGTCGAGCTTCGTTCCAAGGCCTAGCGTAATCATGCGCTTTCTCACACCATAGTAGCCGCGGTCGAGATGCTTGGCAATGTCCTTGATACTCTTGCGGTCGAAGTGACTGCGCAGGTAGTCGTCTTCACTCTGTGTCCAGCCACTACTCCACAGCAACTCAGCGCCGAGCTGCTGCGCTTTTTTGCGCACGGCTTCGTCGGTGCGCCCGAGGTGGAGCGCCGCAAGTTGTGCATTGGTGGCGTTGGCGTTCTCAATCAGCCACGCCTCTTCGCTTGGCGTCCACGGCAAGGCTTTTCGTGGTGCCGCATCGATGCGCTGGCGGAGTTCCTGCCGTCGCGCCTTGCGTCGCTCGAGCCATGCGGGCTGGCGCTTGAGCGGGGCGATGCGGTGCTTTTTGACAATCTTGCTCACGGTCGGCATCGAGATGCTCAGGCGGCGCGCTATCTGACTCATGCTCTCACCACGCAGGCGCATAGCCTGAACCTGCTTGATGACGTGCGGGTCTTTGACGATGCTCGGTCTCATATATCCATCTCCCCTTGGCCATCACGCTCAAGCCATGCTTGCTGAATCCGCAGTGCTAGCCGATCGCCGTCGCGGTCTTGGTGCTGTCGCCACAGCGCCACCGCATCGCCGAACGCGTCGCCCTTGGCGATGGTGACACTAACGCGCTTCCAGAAAGCATTTCCCGCTTCTTGCTTGGCTCGGTACGTCGCTGGCAACGTCAGGTCAGACCACGCCTCGAGGAGCTTGGTGAATCGGGCTTGCTCCGCTTCGCTGAGTTGAGCCACGGCACTGCCCCACTGTGCGGACAGTGCGTCGCACTCGGCGCTAATCCGGCGCAGGGCCCAGCTGATGCCGTGCGCCTTGCAGGTGATGCAGAGCTGGGGATATGGGGGCTGCACGGCAGTGGCCTTGCAGGCAAGGCACTTGGTGGTGTCGGTGGTCATAAGTCACTCCATTTTTTACGATGTGGCGAACGGCTCAAAAACATTCAGTGCGCATATAGTGCGGAAGTGCGTATTTCATACTCAATTCCCAAAAGTCACTACACGAGGAAGATATAGAAGAAAGTTTTGGAAATTGCAAAAAAATCCGCACTAGCGCACTAAATCCGCACTATTCCTCGTCCCGATCGGTGCGAAGTGCAATTCCCTGATAAAACATCCTGCCCATCCCTCCGAGCGTGATGCCCTTGCGGAGCACCTGTTCCGTGAATCGGCGCTGGCTCCAACCGTTCGCCGCCTTCTCACTCTCCCGCTCTGTCCACTCCTGCCACGCCTCGAGGAGCTTATGCTTGAGTATCTGTATGGTCTTCCCCGTGACGCACTGCTCGGCGATGAAGCGAGCCACAATGTCTTCATCACCTCGGTACTCCATCGTGGCCGTGT